GTGCCAGCTTAGCAAATCTATTGATAAAATCCATGGAACTATACCTAGTTCCTGGAATAACTCCCCTTCCCATCTAAATACCAACATGGTTATCCTATACTATGTATGACATATAAAGGTAAGTTTATTCCAAACAATACCCAAAAGTATGTCGGAGACCACAGAAACATCGTTTATAGATCCCTTTGGGAACTAAAATTCATGAGGTGGTGTGATCGTAATGTAAATATTATTGAATGGGGAAGCGAAGAGTTCTTTATACCCTACGTATCTCCTCTTGACAACAGAAAGCATCGTTACTTCCCTGATTTCTACATGAAAATCAAGGAAAATAATGGAAAGATAATGAGATATGTGATTGAAGTTAAACCCAAAAGGCAATGCTCTCCTCCTATAAGAGGACGGAAACAAAAGAAAACATTCATCCGTGAAGTTGCAGAGTATGCAAAGAACCAAGCAAAGTGGAAAGCAGCAAGGTCCTTCTGTGAAATGAGACAACTAACCTTCAAGGTAGTTACAGAGAAAGAACTAGGAGTATGACTGTCACCCCATATAGGAATAGAGTATCAGGTCTATTAGCATCCCTAATAGGTACGGAAGATCCTGATGATATGATGGTAGAAATTATTGATCGTCTAAGTGATACTGTTACACCTATACCTGACCTAGGAAACTTCTATACCTTTGTATATAAAGCAAAGACTCCCAACATTACATACGATACTAATCCATTGGTTGCTGTTACAGAATACACATCAATGGGGTTCAAGGGATTCAACTATCACTGGAATACAATGAGAAGATACGACTTCCATCAGGTCGTAGGACAACTATACTTTGTGAATCCAGATGAGATAGATGAGTTAAGAACTATACCTTATCAGAAATTTGTTCTAAATAACTAAAAAGATAATAGTGACAACATCAGCAGTTACAATCTCATCAGGTTCTAAGTCCTACGGTGCAAAACCTAGGGCGACTATCAATATGGATACGAGCAACCCTAATGCTCCTGTGACTATATCTGTTAAGACACGTGAAAGAGTTGGAAGAGGAAGTTGGAAGAATATAGACACAACATACACACAGGGTAGTGATGGTATGTTTAGAGGAAGCGATGGAAAGATATGGAGTGAAGAATATTCAGGTGGTGGTGGTATCGTAAGATCTGCCATGGGTAAGATTCTTATGAAATCAAACCCAAGTGATGAAACTATAAAAGAATTTGGTTCCAATGTAACTGGTGCATATACTAAAGATATTAGAGATGAAGTTGCTGCTGGTGCTAATGCTAAAGGAAATGATCCAGGAGAAACTATACAAGAAACTCCTGGATTGGATCAGCAATTTAGATCCGAGTTAGCAGCTAGAGCACCAAAAAGACAGTACTACGGTAACTATAGATATCCTTCCACTATGATGGATGGTATCAGTGACTACATGAAGATCGGTATGCATGAATATATTCCAGGGAAATTTAATGCTTCCAATAGAGCTACCGATAGGATGAGAGGAAGCAGGACAATGGGTACTGTACTCCTACCTATTCCTCCTGGACTTGCTGATGCTAACACTGCAGACTGGAGTGCCAACTCTATGAACCAGTTGCAACTAGGTGGAGCAGCTGCTGCGAGTAGAATAATGAACTCTCAAAACTTTGGTACTGCACTGAAGAAAGAAGCTAGCTCTGCATTAGATGCTCTAAAAGAAAACGCTGGTATAAGTGTTGCAGCAAAAGCATTACTGTTAGGGAAACTACCTGGTATGGAAGGTGGTACTGCTGGAGTACTAGGTCGTGGACAAGGTAAGATAATCAACCCCAACATGGAACTACTCTTTGGTGGACCTGCCCTCCGATCTTTTAACTATACTTTTAGATTGACACCAAGAAATCCAGAAGACACAAGACAATGTAAAAATATTATCCGCTTCTTTAAGCAAGGGATGTCAGTTAAAGCATCCCCTGGTGGACTATTCATGGATGCACCAAACGTATTCAGTGTTAAGTTCTATCATGGTAGTGGTGGACAGCATACATTCATACATCGAATAAAAATGTGTGCTTGTACTAGTTTTACTGTTAACTATGTACCAGATGGAACCTATATGACTTTACCTGATTCATCTATGACTGCATATGATATAGGAATGTCCTTCCAAGAGATGGATCCAATCCTTGACTCTGATTATGGTTCAACTAATGAGATAGGATATTAAAATGTCAAACTATTTCCGCAACCTTCCTAACTTTGAATATGTTTCTCGAATCAACGAGAGATCATCTAACCGTGACTTTATTAAAGTTAAAAATATATTTCGTCGTGCTTTGATACGCGAAGATATCTTTGGTGACTTCATGGCATTCACTAAGTATCAAATACAAGGAGATGAACGTCCAGATACTGTTGCCTATAAAAATTATGGTGACGAAGACTTGGACTGGGTAATCCTTGCTGCTAATAATATTATTAATATAAGAGATGAGTGGCCAATGACACAATGGAACTTCGAAAAGTTTATAATAGAGAAGTATGGATCAGTAGAGAACTCTCTAAAAGAAAAGCATTATGAAACCACAGAAGTTAAAGACTCTAAAGGAAAAATATTTGTCAAGAAAGGAAACATCGTAGACTCTGACTTTAAAGTTAGTTTCCTTGACTCAGGAACCAATCTACTGGTAGAAGTTAATCCCGTCTCAGTTATTACTCACCTTGTATATGAAGAAAGACTTCAGGATGATAAAAGAAATATCAACATCCTGAAGTCTAAGTATTTGCCTTTGGTCTTAGATGATCTAGAGACCGTCCTTGACTATGAACAGTCGAGTGAATATATCAGCCCGACATTAAAGAGAGGAAGCAATCCTCACTTAGGTTAGTTATTCCTCAGCAAGTTTCTGGAAATAACTTAGTGCATCATCTTCGTCAGCATCAGGTGCTGAGGCGACTGCTTTATGCACATCCCCATGTCCATCGACACGGAGTGGTTCTTCTTCCTGTACCTCTTCATCAAGGCGAGGACGTTGGACTGGTTTCTGTCCTAGAACAGACTTAAGACGCTTTTCTAATTCATCATAACTTTTGAAGTTAGACTGTGAAGTGAAGTCTGCGAGTGCATACTCTTTCTTCCAGACTGCTTCAAGAGCGTCGTCGTCAGTAAGCAAAGGTGCAGGAGAATCAAACTCTGACTTGTCATAATTCCAGTAACCATCCACCTTGCGTATCTTAAGTTTAAAGTTTGCTCCTGCCCAGAAATCGAATGGGTTAATGGGTGTTTCATCTTCAAACTCCGGCTGCATGGCTGCTGTTACTTTATCGAAAATCTTCTTCCCAAACTTGAATAGGAAGACTCCTCCTTCATTATGAGGATTAACGGGATCCTTTACAACATAGATGTTTGCATAGTAAGAAAGCTTACGCTTCTGCTTACGTACAACATCCTTGTCGGATTCGTTACCACTGTTCCAGAGGTCACGATTATACTCGGACACTGGATCCTTACCACCAAGGGTAGTCAAGGAGTTTTCGATGTACCATCCACCTGGTCCTTGGAATGCATGAGAATATACCTTTGCCCAAGGTAGGTCCTCACCATCAGGTGCAGGAAGGAATCGTACTACAGCGTAACCGTTGCCGGTTTTGTCTAACTCTGGTTTCCAGAGACGCTCGTCTGCGCCTGTCTTAGTGGCGCTTGTCTTCTCAATTTCCTTAACCAGTTTGCTGGTAAGGCTGCCTAAAGAAGACTGCTTTTTTAACGTTGAAAAAGACATAGATTTGGCCTGTTTGTTTAGATTTGGCTTGTGTGTACCCTAGTATTATAAGATCAATCGATTGCGTTGTCAACCTGTTGTTTCATTAAAGCAATCATCTTTTCCATATTCTGGAAGACGACTGCCATGTCAGTGTTCTTGGGCATGCCCATCATAGCGGCTGACTCGATGATATTATTTTTCATTTGGATAGCATCGGGATCATCTGATAAACTCAAACGAGTATACATGATCCTTTGCTTCTCAAGAAGTTCTTGAAGTGCTTCTACATGCTCTAACTTTTCTTCATCATCCATCTTAGGGAAGTTAAAAACACTCCCATAGATTTGTTCTTGAAGTTCAGTAATCTCGGTCATTTCTGCACGGACTACATCAGATTCAAAGAAGCTCATAGTATAATCTCCTTGAGGATTTTTCTATAACGAGGTACATTAATATTTAGGAAAGGTGCGTACTTATTCATACGCATAGAGACGAAAGCCCATACGGGATCCCGTAACTCTTTATCAAACTTAGACTTGTATCCAAGTACCTTATCCATTATAACAAGAGTCTCCAAAGACACATTCTTTTGAAAGAATTCTTTAAGAATCTTAGGGTGTTTATTACCCTCTACCTTAAAGTAACTATCAAAATCATCAGTGAAAACATCTGTTACTTCTTGTTTGAAATGGTAAGACAATGACTGTACTTTCTTTTGCCATTGTTTAAACCTACTATCTCCATCCCTAATGATCTCTCCTATCCATAAGGTCTGTGGATCATCACAGGATACAAAGTTTGCTACAAAGAAATCTTCAATCTCTTTGTCTGGATGTGCGCGAGACATCTTCTCAAAGAAGTACCTATCCTTACGCTTATAGAATGAGTTCAAAGAG